TTGGGTTACTGCTTTAGAAAATGATAAGAGTAAAAACTTTGGATTTGATTTGCCTGAGGGCACTTGGTTCGGAGTTGTGAAAATAGAGGATGAGGATTTTTGGCAATCGGAAATAAAAACACAAAAATTAAGAGGCTTCTCTATTGAGGGTTTCTTTGATATGAAAAAATTAAAAATGAGTAATAATATGGAATACGGAAAATTCAAATTAGAAAAAGAGGCCACTCTCGAAGATGGCACAGTAATTTATACAACAGCATCTGACTTTGAAGTTGGCGCACCTGTATTTGTACTAGATGAAAACGGTCAGCAATTTGCTGCTAAGGATGGCGATTATGTGCTAACTGGCGTTGGTGTAATCACTGTTAAAGATGGATTAATTACTGAGGCGGTTAAAGAAGAGGTTGCAGAAGTAGAGCCAACTCCTGAGGCAGAAGTAGAAGTAGAATCTACTAAGGTAGTAGAGCCAAACGCTCCTATTAAAGCAGAGGTTACTCCTATGGATTTAGAATCTATCAAAGCAATGTTACAACCAGTAGTAGACGAATTGAACGCTAGGGTGTCTGCATTGGAGCAAAGATTTAATGAAATTGAGGCGGGAACTGGACAAGCTATTAACGAACTTAAAGAAGAAAAAGAAACTTTAAGAACTGAGTTATCTGCAATGAAGGATAGTATTCCTACTAATTCAATATCTAAACCTGAAAACAATAGAGTAAGATTATCTACTGAGCCTCCTGTAAAGTTGACTAGTGATGAGTTACTACAAAAGGTTATCGCACTTAGCAAAATAAACGAAAAAGCAATTTAATACATTTAATTCAAATACTAAAAAAATATGCCTACAATTACTGACAGTACGTCTACATGGGACGGGATACAAGCGCAAGAGTTTTACTCTGCAATTTTGTTACAAGGAAATTCTAAGTCGAAAGCTAGAAAACTTGTAAACGTTAAATCTAAAATGAACATTCCTTCTATGTCTGTAGCAAACTTGCTACAAGCGGGAGCGTGTGATTATAGTTCTCAGGGAACAGTTACTATTACTGAGAAGTCTATCGAAACTTGCGATTTAATGGTTAATAAAACTATCTGTAAAAAAGATTTTTATAATATGTGGTTATCTGAGCAAATGGGCGCAGGTGACATGAAAGAAAAAATTCCTGCTACTTTTCAAGAGTATGTTTTATTCAAGATGAAAGAGTTTTTGAATTTAGAAATTGAAGAGGGTGTATGGCAATGGGATACTGCTGCTTCACCAGTTGACTTGTGTGACGGTTGGTTAAAAGGATTCTTAGCAGATGCTACTGTAATTGATGTAGTAGGAACTACTTTGAGTGCGTCTAATATTATCACAGAATTACAAAAGGTTTATGATGCTATTCCTAATACTATCATAGACGATGAGAGAACTAGAATTTTGATTTCTCCTGCTGCTGCACGTTTCTATCGCACAAAGATTGCATCTACTTCTGTTGAAACTTATATGCAGAAAAATGTACCAATGATGTTTTTAAATGTACAGATGGAAGTTGTAAACGGATTACCTACTAATGATGTGGTTGCTTGTCAATGGGAAAACCTTTGGTTCGCTACTGACCTTATCGAAGATTTCGAAACTATCAAATTAATTGATACTGGCGAAACTTTAGGAGATAAGAATGTACGCTTCGTTGCAGGTTTCAAGTTCGGAACTGGTCATGGTGTAGGTGCTGAAATCGTTTATTATACATAATAATAATAATCTAAGGGGTGTAAAAACCCCTTTTTAAAATAAAATAAAATATGGCTTGTACATTATTAACAGGTGGGGTTACCATTGCCTGTTCACCTAACATAGGTGGAATTAAAAAAGCATACATTACTGATTTCGTAAATGTAGAGGATGGATTTACAGAAGCAAACGGAGTAGTATCTGCTGTATCTATTGATTCAGGCGAAAACTACTACGAGTTTGAGTTTAATAAAAATACTTCATTCTATACCGAGAGCGAAGCTAACAGTATTGAGAATGGAACTAATTTCAAGACTCAGGTTATTACTTTAGTTATCCCTAGACGTGAAGTAGCAAAGAGAAACGTTATTCGTTTACTAGCACAAAAAAGACTATCTATAATTGTCAAAGACCAAAACGGTTTGAACTGGGTATTGGGTATGACTAATGGAATGGACTTAACTACTAACGAAGGTGGCTCAGGGACTGCCAAGGCGGACATGAATGGATACACTTTAACGCTAACAGGAGAAGAGCCTGAAATGGCTTCTACTGTATCGGATGCTATCTTAGCTACATTAATTTAATCTAAATAAAATTTAGGGAGAGCCATCTGTAAAGGTGGCTTTTTTTTTAAAATGATAAAACTAAAAAAAGATATTACTACGGATGTGGCTTTGACGTTAACCGAAAAAGTTACTATCACTTCGCCTATTTATATTTTTTCATTTGTTCACGATTTAACTTTTGAAGTAGTTAATTTTATTTTACCCGACGTTTCTCCATATCCTGAGAGATATAACCTATTTGAGATTAATGAAACTACTTTAGATTTAAAAAAGGGTTTTCATTGTTATACTATTTACGAGGCAGAAGTAGAATCTCCACAGGATACCGATCCCGATAACTATTCTCCTTCGTTAAATATATTAGAAGTTGGTAAGGTTTATGTTTGGGAAACTGAAACAGATTTACCTACATTTGATACAGGAGTTACAACAGAAATACCTACCTTTACGCCATGAAAATATTTGGATTAGATATAAGCAGAAATAAAGAGGAAATAATTAAGGATGCCTCTGTAATGTTTGGCTCACAAAATTATATAGGTACTCCTATTGCTAAAGAAAAACAAGGTGATAAATGGATTTCATTTGGTGAAGATAACCTTGTTCCTCAGTATTGGATTTCACTACTTATGCGCTCTGCCATTCATAGAGCCTGTGTTGTTTCTAAAGCCACAATGATAGCAGGTAAAGGTATTGAGTTTATTGGTTATGATAATCTCTCTATTGAAGCGAAATCGAAGTTAAAAACACTAATAGAAAACCCGAATGGCACAGACCAGTCTTTAAGTGATTTAGTTTATCAATGGGCATATAATAGTGTAGCATTTGGCGCTATGTCTATCGAATTAATTAAGTCAGTTGACAAGGGAAAATATACACAGATTAATAATATTGATGCCGCTCATTTAAGAAGTGGAAAATATAATAATTACGGTAAGGTAGATACTTATTACTATTCTCGCCATTGGGAGTTAGTAAATAACAAAACTGAGAAACCTAAAGAGATTCATACCGTTGGTAATGATGAGCATGATAGAAGTGCTATTATGTATTTTAAAAAACCTGACTTGTCAAATGAATATTATGGATTACCTGACTATTACTCTGCTATTAATTGGATAGAGGCAGATGCTAAGTCAGGAGACTTACAACTAAATAACGTTAACGAAGGCTACCAACCTAGTTTAGTAATTAAATTTTATAAAAAACCAAGTTCACCAGAGCAAGAGGATGAAATTGTAAGAAGTTTGAATAGACAATATTCAGCAAGTGGTAAAAAGAATAAGGTTCTAGTAATGTTTAGTAATTCTAAAGAGGATGCTCCTGACGTTGACCCTTTAAAAATTGAAAACTTTGATGACAAATTAATTACTTTATCTGAGCAATGTGTTCAACAAATATTAACGGTTAATAGAATTACTTCACCTAGCTTATTAGGTATTCCTGTGCCCTCGGGTTTAGCAGGTGGCGGAGCGGAGTTAGAGAGTGCCTATAAGATATTCGATGGGGTTGTGGTTACTCCTGAGCAAATTTGGATAGAGAAAAATATGCAAAAGGCATTATACAGAATGGGTATTCACGTTCAGCCAAAAATTATTAAACTTAATCCACTAGAGTAATGGCAATCACTAAAGCGACATTTATTAACGAAACTTTTTTACAACAGTACACTCCTATAAGTGCTAACGTTGACATTAAGTTAATCGCTCCTTTCATTATAACTGCACAAGACAAATACGCACAGCATGTTTTCGGAAGTGAATTTTACGAGAGATTGATGCTTGGTATAAGTGCAGGAAATTTGATAGCAAAAGAAACTGAACTTTTGCAATTATCTCAACCCGCTATCGCTTGGCTTACCTTAGTTGAGGCTATTCCATTTATCAATGTAGGAATAAGAAATAAAGGTATTTTGAAGGGTACTAGTGATACTACCGAGTCTGCTTCATTCAAAGAAGTTGGAGATTTAAAACAGTCTTGTATGGATAACTATGAGCA